TCTTGAAGACATAGGTCGGCTGAAGATCCGTGAAGGCATCCTTCTTGAGACCAAATCGCACCTTCATGTTGAGAATCAAGCGGGCCAGATTGACCGGTGCGATCGCCACCTTCGCATCCAGAGCCGATCCCTGAAAGACACCCTCCACAAACATCCGCTGATCCTCCTTGATCGCAGCGACGAACTCATCGGCCTGCGGCCGTGTCTCTCCGTCCAATGTCGTGCCCGCCACAAGAACGGTCGACCAATCGACCGTCGCCATTCCAAATTCATTTTCAATATCCTTATAACTGAGGTTGTTTAGTGGCAGACTCTGACTTTCCAACTTGGTCGCCATAATGCCGTCCTCGCCATAGTAGAACTGAACCACATTCATGTTCGCATCACGAACTGTGCCATCGTGCTGGACCACAATGTCCTCCAACGCCTTAATGAGCTGCCGCTGAATGTAGCCCGTGTCGGCCGTCTTCACCGCCGTATCAATGAGACCCTCGCGGCCCGTCATGGCGTGAAAGAAGAACTCCTGTGGCGTCAGCCCCCTGATAAAGGAGGACTCCACAAACCCACGGCTCTCCGCCCCATCATCGTACTTCTTGTAGTGCGGCAGCGTCCTATCCGTCAATCCATAGGGCACACGCTTGCCCTCAATCGACTGCTGGCCCACGCAGGCCACCATCTGAGCAATGTTGAGCTGATCGCCCTTGGAGCCCGACTTTACCATCGCAACCAAGCGATTCTCTGTTGACAGAGAGGCCATGCCGTTCTTGCCCGCATCGGATCGGACCTTTTCCAGAATCGCAAATGCCTGATCCTCGAACTCCTGCTGATTTGTCTTGCCCGTGTTGTTCTCAAAGAGATCTGAGTGAATCTGGAGCTGGATGGCCGCAATGTCCTTCTTGGCCTGCTGAATAGACGCATCGAATGCCTTCTTAGTCTCCTCATCCGCAATCAAATCACTAATGCCTACACTGAATCCATTGAGAACCAAGTAGTCCTCCACAACACGCTGAAGAGAGTCCAGGAACATACTGGTTTCCTTCGGCCCATAGTCATTGTAGGTCACATGGACAATGCCCTTACCAGGCTTCATGTAAATGTCGCCGTCCACTACACCCTGGATTATATTGCCCTGTACAATCTTGACATAATTGAGGGACGTCTCGCCGCCCTGCTTTTCCGCATCATAGGACTTGTTTTCCATGGAAATGTTCAAGGGCGGGAGTAACTTACTCAGGACCTGCTGGCCCGTGTAGAATCCGGCCGCATCAGGCGTCGGCAGAATCCCATCAAATCGCTTGTTTCGCATCATGAGGTTCATGAACTCACGGCGGGTAAAGCGAACGCCTGGACGTGTTAATCTATAAGACCCCACCAGGGAGTCCTGAAAGACGCCGATCAAAGGCCGTGCGTGCCTCGGCGTAATTATATTGTGAGGAATCGCCGCGATCTCCTCGAGTTCCATGGCCGCTTCGTAGCTCTGCGGCACGTGCATATTCATTTCTGGTGTTAGTACAAATAACAAGTACTTGTACTAAGCAGCCCTCCAAGTTTCCAAGGAGGCCGGACTATATCTTGTGCCATCTCAGGTTAGCTAGACCTTCATTGATGACCCGTTCCCATTTAGTCTCTGAACCTTCTCCTTATCCTGCTGTTTAGCATATACTAAAGTACATGCTAGTCGGACGTAGGAGCTTGGCTGCGGATTACCGATTTCACTCATATGATTGTTGCTCAGCAACAATCAATACAAGTTCATTATCAGAATTATTACTATACCCTTGATATTTCTCCAAGGCCAGTTCTAACTTTCATTAAGAACCTTAGTATCTGATACTTTACGGACTTCCCGAACAATTTGAGGACGTTGCAAATATTTTACTGACTTCTCTCAAGAACTCTCTCGCCCGTTCTTGAAGAGTTTCTAAAGTTTCATACTTTCCCACAAAGCGTGCTGACTTACCATCTACTTTTACTATGGCTGCCAAATGGCCATCAATATGTTTCGATGATATGTACTGATTGAGATTACTTGAATTAATCACAGAGCCACGAAATCGCTCTATCTTTTGTTTACTATGTTGATCTTGAGCCCGTTTCATAAGGGATTCTCGAGCATCTTCTGTCTTAAGTGCTTCTTGAATCCCCTTTGAAATTAGGTCTCGTGTAGATTCTGTTCTACATACGCATCCTCCTCTAGCTCTAGTTGGATTTGTATGGAGTTTTTCTACGTCCTTTGCGTCAGCTTTGTCGATCGTTTGACCACCTCTTGTAAGGTTGTAGCCATTTGGGTAGTATGTATCTATCTCTTTAATGTAGTGCTGTTCCCACATATCCAATTCATCAAGAGGACATGTTTTTAATAACTCTACTCGAAATAGTTCTTTGCCATGTAAGCGAATTGCGTTGTTTAAATACCTACATTGTTTCTTCTTGGTATTACAAACGGCTTCACTTATATGATCTCGAAATCGCCCGTCAAATCCGAATGGCTTATACTTTCCCTTGTTTTTACGATGACTCATAGCTTGACCAACATAATGCTTGTTCGTGGCTGTGTTTGTGATTTTATATATCTGGCCTACTACGCCGGAAATACTTTCAAGTGTACCAGACATCTCTATTAGTACGTGCGAGTTGAAACTTTATATTCAGTTTTATACATTCACTAGGCAGTTGTATGGACTTATCATACTCTATGCTAAGTATGAAAGCCGTGAAGTTTACACTGTTTACCTCAATAAGTACTTTCACAACTTATTAAGCAGCTACCTGTTGGCAACGAAATTCATCACCATCGAAATCAGCGTTATACGGACGAGTCACGAGAACGTTCAATCGAAACGTCTTATACGGCAGCACCTTGACTCGGTGTGCCATCATCGACATTTTATGAAGCGTTGGCTGTCGGTTAAACAGCACAATGTCTCCGTCCAGCAAATGGCGATTGATCACATCCCCATTGTACAATACAATCTCCTTTGCGTTCACATGCTTCAGGGAAATCATGCGGCCATCCATTCTGACAATCGTCTTTGCTCCTGGCCACACATCCGACCCGTTCTGAATGAGCTTGTAAAGTTTGTCCTTGTTATACTTTGTCACTCGCTCAGGAAAGGTCAGATTCGTCGCAATCTCCACAGGAACTCCGAGTTCATCAATGGACAGATTCGGATCCGGCGTAATCACTGAACGAGCCGAAAACTCTACACGCTTGCCCTGAATATTGTAACGGATACGGCCCTCCTTGGAACCCACCCGCTGCTGAATGGACTTGAGGGGTCGACCCGATCGCTGGGCCGACGGGGCGACACCAGGAATCGAATTGTCAATCAGCGTCGCCACATGATACTGAACGACATCTGTCATCTCCGTAATAACCCTGGGCAGTGAGTTGTTCTCGATCTTTGCCTGAAGCGTCCTGTCATTCTTGATGATCTCAAAGAGCTTGTGCGTCAAATCGTCTTCAGATCGGGTGTTGTTGTCCTGGACGACAGATGGACGGACCTGGGGCGGCGGAATCGGCAGAACAGTACAGATCATCCAATCGGGCCGACACCAGAAACGACTGAGCCCCATGAAATCAACATCCTCGTCTGAGATCCTGCGGAACAGCCTATGGACGTATTCGACTTCCAAATGCTGATTTCGGGCCGGTTCGCCAGGCGTATCACTCTTAAAGACGGCTACAATGGACGCAATGCCCTTGCGTTCATACTTGTCGGGCTGAAGAGCTCCGCACCCGTCTTCGATTTCCTGGCCACATCGACTAATATTTGAACAGAGGGCCAGAACTTCTCGCCATCGAATTTCACCCCGCTTGTTCATGATCTGCGTATGAAGGTTCTTGTCGATTTTGAGCTTAGCACACCGAATACAAACACACTTTAGAACATTCATAATATAGGGCACAAACTGAATGAAATAGACGGGTCTGGTGAGTCTGTAAAAGCCAAAGTGCCCGGGACAGCCATGGTTTGTTTGGCCACAGGAGCGGCAGATCTTTCCATTTTCAAGAACGCCCATTCGCGGATCAAACAGGCCGCCAATTTTGGGCTCATTGCCCTCATAGGTTGCCTGACTAGTAATTTCAACCACAGCTCGCTTTTCGATTTCCTCGGGCGAAAAGATGCTAAATTGAACCCCAATGACCGTTTCCAGGTCCGACGTATGAGAATTGAATCCCGATGGCATCTGTTGGTTGACTAGATTTAAGTCTCTAAACTACCTTTTTGTCCCCAAGCCGCCTCAATTTTAGGCTATAAGGGTTTAGGCTCTTTTAGAAAGGAGTCTAAGTGGTTACTGTGATATAGTTACAGTTATAGGTATATAAATGGAACTGTGTAATTATATAGTACATAATCCGGCACTTCATGTCGATTATATCTGGAAGGGATGTCGCAAACTCATGACGCTTAGAACGGGCCAGGGCACCCTAGTAGAAATTAGAGATCGCCCTGTCTGGGGAGTCACTTGTTTTATGGACGGCGTCATTCAAAGTTGTGAAAGGGACGAAAAGATATATCATGAGGCTTTGATTGGGCTGAGTCTGAAGTTTGGGCGTCTTGTG